CTCTTCCTTATGCTCTTTTCGATGCGGTCTTCGTGGTCGATGCTTCTGTTGCCATCGATAAGCTGGAACTGTTCGTACTTGAATGTGGACTGGATTTTGTATGTATCCTTGTCAGGGATTTTGATTCCACCTATTGTTCTCATTGTTTCTCCTTTTTCTTTTTTACCAGTAAGACATTTTTATACTCCGTGTCCGTCTGTATCGTTGCATTTGGATATAATGTCAACCACATTGACACCAAGTACATTGGCTACTTTTTCAAGATTGCCAAGGTTTGGCTTTAGCGTTCGCCATTTTCCAATCGTCCCATTTCCAATACCGGCAGCCTCTTCCAGAGACTTAATTGAAATGCCACGTTCCTTTGCCATCTCTGCGATGACCTCGTAGTACACTGCTGCACCCCCTTTCTTTTAAAGTTTTGTTACAAAATATTGACAAAACGTAGAATTTGTTCTATTATTTATTTACCACAATATTTCAAGAACTATATCTACTCCTGTCTCCATTTCGTAGACTGTTTTCGTTTACAATGGCTATTCTAGTAGATTTAGTTCTATTTGTCAATGCAAAATTAGAATTTCTTCAATTTATTTTTGGAAGGAGAGTAGAGCAATGTCTACATACGATAGGATAGCCAGTCTGTGTAAGGAGAAAGGAATCTCCGTCACTGGTCTTGAGACAGAATTGGGATTCGGAAGAGGATCTTTGGGAAAGATGAAGAAAGGCGGTAGTACATCCGTTGCTAGACTTCAGAAGATTGCTGATTATTTCGGAATTAGCATCAATGAGTTGATGGACGAACCTGAGACTGTACAAACAATTGAACCGAAGACGTATTACTATGATGCCGAAACAATGAAATTGGCCGAAGCGTTACACAAAAACAAGGAACTTCTGGTCTTATTAGATGCGGCTCAAGATATAAGCTCTGATGATTTGTATTTCGTCTACGGCTTAGTGCAGAGGATGAAAAAAACAAACAAAGATGAATGATGTTTACGTCTACTTAATTGATATGCCATGCAAGGCACATGAGGTAGTAACTCCATGCTTGGACGGCGGTTATACGGTCTATATCAATTCCAGGCTGAGTTACCAAGACAGAATAAGGGCATACAACCACGCTATGAAGCATATTGAAAATAACGATTTTGAGAGTGAAGAAGACATTCAAACAATAGAAGCGAGAGCGCACAGGAGAGAAGAATGATACGAGTTGGGATTTACTGTCGGGTATCGACCGACCAACAAGTGAATGAAGGAGATAGTATCCAGGCACAGCTTTCAGCTTTGAAGAAGTATGCATCCGACCATAACTATGAGATAGCCGGAATTTTTGTCGATGACGGCGTTTCCGGCACTTTGCTCGATGGAAGGGATGAACTTCAGAGGCTTCTGGAAGAGGTCAAGAAGAGAAATGTGGATTTGATAATCTTCACAAAATTGGACAGATATTTTCGAAATCTCAAACATTACCTCAACACACAAGAGGTGCTTGATAAGTTTGGAGTACCTTGGATTGCGATTTGGGAGAATTACGAGACGAAGACTCCGCAAGGCAAACTGATGGTAAACCAGATGTTGAGTTTTGCCCAATTTGAAGCGGAGCAAACCGGTCAGCGCATCAACCAAGTTTTCAACTACAAGAAGACCAAGCATGAGGCATTGTCCGGGTGTGTGCCAATCGGATACAAGATTGCGGACAAGCACATTGTCCCCGATCCAGAGACGGTGGACATAGCGAAGCAAACATTCCAGACATATTTGGAAACTGGAAGTATACGAAAGACGATGAGGCTGATGCAAGGGAACGGTCTTCCGAAGACACAAGGCGGTTTCAAGCATATGCTGATGAATCGCAAGTACATTGGCGAAGCATACGGCATCGAAGGATATTTTGAGCCTATCATCGACAAGCAGACATTTGATACGGTTCAACACATGTTGCGGATGAATGTCAAGGCGAATCAGGTTCGGAACTATGTCTTCTCTGGAATGATTTGGTGTTCTGATTGCGGTGGAAAGATGACTAGTAGGTCTGGGCCTAGAGGAAATGGCAGATATAAAAGTTACAGATGTATGTATCACTACAGACCAATCCCGACTTGCAGTAATACGAAATCGATCAGTGAGAAGAAACTTGAAAAATACTTGGTCGAGAATCTGAAAGACTTGGCTTTTGCTGACATAAATGTTGAAGATGCAAACAAAGCGAAAGATTACGAGAAGCAGATAGCTGCGACAGAAAAGAAGATGTCTAGGCTGAAGGAACTGTATGTAAATGAGTTAATCAACCTAGACGAATATAAGCGTGATATGGCGGCCTACAAGGCTGATATAGACGATTTCAAGGCTCGTATGAAGAAGTATGAAGGCTCTGATAAAACCGCCTTAAAAGACCTTGTAGGGACAAATCTTGATGAGTGGTATTGGACTCTCACAGATGTAGAGAAGAGAGAACTTTGGGGTTCCGTCATCGACAAAATCTACTATGGGAGCGATAAGCAAATCAAGGTTATTTTTCGGTAGCAAGAAACTCTGTCCGTTAGGATATTGTTAGTTACTACCACATTTTTTACCAACATCTGTTGGATATAAGGGTATAAAAAAAGGGGAGTCTTTTCAACTCCCCAATTTGATTTATGTGAAAAACGTTTCCATGGAATTAACGTTCTTCTCACAGTGTAGATATAAGATACTTCCAGGTCTTTGGACCAACCTCGCCATCCCATTCGCTCTTGTCGTTAGGGAAAGCCTTTTTCTGTGCCTCGATTACGGCACTCATGGTGTGCCATCCGAAGGAACCGTCAAGGTCATCGCCTGTGAATCCAAGCATTGATTGAAGCACTCTGACGGCCCTTCCTTTACTTCCTCTCTTGAGTAATGGTAGCATTTCGTAGTCCTCTTTTCCAGTAACAGCAGGAGCAGTAGCAGTGCTTGTTGCCCCACTATAGATTCCGTTGCTGACTGCAATGCAAGTGTGATGAATATCATTGAGAAGGATGTCTCCGGCAACCAAGTAGTCATCTGTAGTGGTGAATTTAGATGCCGTTAAAACATCGAAACCAGCCTTGCTAAGAGCATTTCTCATATTGCCAGTATAAGTAGCTGAGATATTCTTCAGTTCGTCCCTATTGAGCAAATAGCCAGTTGCCTTGACAATAGCAATGACTCCGGCAGAGCAGTCAGATTCAACCGCTTTGCTTATCTTGCTAGGATCGAATCCAACCTTCTTCAACTCTTGCCAATACGAATCACGATTGGACTGGTCATACCCGATGTTGTCATTGTTCGCCGACAGGATTGCCAGATGTGCGATTGTGGCTCTGACATTGGCATCTGGATGTCTGAGGATGCAGTTCCATCCACTTGAGTACTTGTACCAATTTCTGATATACCACTCACGACCGCTCTGATCGCCAGCCTTGCCATATTTGTATCCACCGTTTTCGTCACTGCCAGAATTGGAAATCTGAACAGGATTAGTGACAGGGAATGTATAGAGGACCTTCTGCTCTTCCTTGGTGGTAGTCTTGCCGCCGTGAATCAAGCTATCGATGTAAGCCTCATCCACATAGAAGGCACTGCAATCCAGATTGCCCGAATAACCGTCAAGTCTGCCTACAGAAGTCCATTGCCAAGCGATGTAGCTGCTCCACCATTTGACATTGGGTGCAGTACCGGCATGGCTCATGTCGAAGTTGTAGTCAGTGCCATAGTCTCTGTATTTTGCAACCCAAAGCGGATAGTTGTTTAAGCTCGAATAGTCGTTCGCATTAATCATGCTCTCGTAAGAGTAGAAAACGGGAGTCGAGCCTGTCTCCTTCGCAACATAGTCAAGCCAACCTTTCGCCCAAGATGCCTTAGATGCTCCGCTCTTGTCTTCCCAATCAAGCACATAGAAGACCTTGCCTTTGTACTTTAGTGTGAGCTTGAGGAAGAACTTTGCCTCTGCGAGGTACGAATTCTTTCCCGGTCGAGCGAAGTGATAGACACCGACCTTGCATCCATGTTTCAAAGCAATCTCGATGAATCCCTCGTCATAGGCATCGTCATAGTTAGTGCCTTCAGAGGATTTGATGATGACTACTTTAATCTCTGGATGCTTGGTCAGCACCTTATTCAAGTCCATCTTGGCTCTGCCTTGGTGATTGGATATGTCTATTCCGACCATCAATACTTTAGCCATATGTTTTACCCCTTGATGAGTTTATACAGTTCGTTGATTTCTGTCTGCACTTCGCCAGCACGGTATCCCCTGTTGAGCAGATATGTTGTCCGTGCATCATCCGAACCAGCATCACCCTTGAGGACGGTCTTAACAATGGCAAGGTCGGGCTTTTTGAGCGTCAACGCACCCTTATAAGCACAAGGATACCAATAGACACGACCGCTTTTATAGATGACTCCCCTTCCGCTGTGGAACATCGCATTGATGTCGCCGTGAATGTCAAAGCACTTCATGCCCGCATTCTGTGCGTCCTCTCTGCCCGTCATTAAGAAGTCGGTCAGATTCGTGCTGTAGTCATTGTCCCAATAATACACGCATCCATTCTTTTTCAGCCATGCCGCCATCTGCGAAGGCTTGAGCGTAAGACCGCTGATGTCGTTACCGTGATGCCCGCATTTGATCCACTTCGGATGTAGGTTGTACTTCTCTGCGCACCACATGGACGCATCGCCTGTGGTGAGGTAGGAGAGATCGGGAAACCAGTAGCAGAGGCTCCCCTCGTTCAGATATGCGTCACTGTTCCCGTCCCATGATGGAATTCTGCGATATACCGTGAATTTGATTTCGCCATGAACAATCTTGTCGCCGTTGTTGAGGTACACAACGTTGATGCCTTTTGCTCTGGCTTCTTTGATGACCGTCCGCAGTGCGTCGATGTCGCTCTTTACGTCGGAGTTGTGGGCGGTAATCGTGTCGGGATTCTGGCAGTAAAGCGCCTTCGGCTTGAAATAGGAATCGTTAATGATTTTGCGGATTCCATATCGATGGTCGTAATGCGGATGAGAGATATGCAGATACGGATTCTTGATTCCCCTTGCTTTAAGGGCGGCAATGAGCCTTGTTGTCCCCTTTCCACAGTAACCATCAATGACTTCAAAATTCTTGCCGTCATCGATAATGGTTGCATCTCCCAGGCGGGTTTCCCCGCTCCCGAAGTCGCTAGAATATAATCCAACCGCTTGTATTCTTATCATGCTTCGCCGTCCTTTTTGTAGGTGAGGGAACTAATGCCAAGAATAGTTCCCAGAAAGATATGCACCGCGTATACCGTGTTGTATACCTGTTGCCCGTAGGGTAGCCCCCATTCTGCGGCGACCGTCTTGTAAAGGACTGCCAGTGCGGGCAAAAGAAGGATCGCGACCCACTTGAGAATGTCATATACTTTATCGGGTAATTTCATAAGAATCTCCTTTACAAAAAACTGTGCGAATCCAGTAACTTGTTATAGGTTTCCTTGATGTTCTGCGCCGCCATTACCGTTCTGGAATTGCGGAAATCTGGATGCTCGTTGCAAAACTTCTCATAGTTGTCTATGTCCTCAAGGGTTTGGTCAAAATACTCTTTGGAGTGCTTGACCCCATTGTAAATCTCGTCATTGAACCGCAGGATATGAGTTCTCGCCAGTACCGCGTCCCGCTCGTCCATTGTTTCCTTGAGTTTCTCGACCTTCTCGCCCAATCCTTCAATGGCTTTGACGGTCTTGTCGTTCTTGTTGTGCCATAGGCTGAGTTTATCCACTGCCCACTGGATGAAAGCAAGGATGCCCCCGCCTAGCAAAATGTTGATCAAATCCATTGGCTCATATCCTCATGTGAGAGGACAGCCGAAACTGCCCTCTGGTTGATAGTTATGTAATTTGACAGGATGGTGGGGCTCAAACCCACGTCCCTTTATAACCGATCACATCGTCGGTATGGCGTTTTTCGCGTCATGCTCCCCTCAACCGAGTTGCATCCTGTCGCCTTCGCAACTGAGTAAAATGGTGCTTTAACTCAGTTACTCTTCCACTACTTCTACCCCATGCACATAGCACTCATGCTTGATAGGATAGCAGGTCGATGTAAACAGGATCGCTCCATGCTCTGCGAATGTGGATGTTGCCGCACGGCTCAAAACCTCGTGAAACTTGCCTTCACCCTTAAGTCTTGCGGTCTGTTCGTTCTCGTCATAGACCCAATAGTTTTCATGCTCAAATTCGCCTGCTGTAGTCTTTCTGACTTCTGTAATGTAGTACTGATACATAGTATGTTCCTTTCGTTATTCGAAAATTGGTACATCGCCTGCGGGGTCAAGTAAGTAGACTTCGACTTTATATGTGCCGTCTATGGTGAGGGAATATGTAGAATTATATCTTTTCCTGATATCAATTTTTCCATCAGGATAAACCATACCGGCAGCTACGCCATATCCTGTGGCTCCGTACCCGTATCTTTGCCCATATATTCCATTTGAAGAAACATTCCAGCTATTTGTGATTATGCCGTTTGACGTGTTTGTTGGGGTCGTTCCATTTGCAGGATACATGTTCATAAAAAACGTATCACTTCCATAGAAATATCCATTACGTTTACCGGCAGTATCACGAATACGAATGTAAACTATTTTTTCGCTTGTCCAAATCTCACTATGTCCAGTTGCCCATGTTGCATGGGTAGATGCACCAGTAGCGGAATATGTGATTTGATAGCTCGTTTCCGCAACCTTTGTCCATGAAGATGTTCCACCGCCGCCATACCCACTTGCGAGCGTATGCACTGCATCACTCAGCGTTGTATCCGATGCTCCTGTAACCCCATTGGCGTAAGCGGTCAAGGCATTGATTGAATCTGTTAAAGGTGTTGCCATATTAAATCACCCCCAATGCCGTCAAAGCAGAACTATAATCTGCATAGACCATATCAAGTCGTCCTTTGTCCTGTGCGGACATTGCTCCATTGGTTGTTGTTGTTGCAATTGGCACATTCGCCACTCCGTTCTGCACGATAGACGTACCGTTAATCTGCACATCATCAACATTTACCGTGGGAATAGTAGACTCACCCTGAATCTTCTGCGCGATAGTATCATCAACGTCCATAGTCACGATAAAGCCATTGCTGACAAGCGTCCCCTCGTATACAAAAAAACTGCCGAAAGCGATGACTTGTGTGCTTTGGAAATACATCATACCTGCATAGGGGAATACTTTGCCATCTGATACAAGAACAACATTTGTGCCATCGGCGACCGCTAATCCAATCTCAGCATAGGTTTTATCGACACTGTACATAGTGCTATATATAAGGGTAGCATTAACCACCATGCCACTATCAGGCACATCTACCAACTCGGCAATGTCCTGTTTGTCCTGTTCTGTGAGGATATAATCATCGCCTTGTGGTCCTTGCGGTCCTCGCTCACCTTGGATGCCTTGTGCGCCAGTAGCACCAACAGGGATACCGAAATTGAGATGTACGACCCCTTCCTGCTCTGTCTTCGTTACTGTTGCTTCTGAGCCTTCGGGAAGTGATTCTGCGGATACGGACATATCCTCG